AGACAAAAACATTGGTGACTCTGATTTTGGAATTTGCTCTTGCCAATCTAGGATAGTGGTTGGAACATCGCTACCGTAATATCTAGACGTAGGGCCCATGTCTCTATGGGTTAGCTTAAACCATGCTTTTGCAAAAGTCTCAGAAAAATAATCAAAGTCCTCTAAAAACTTTTTACAAATCTTGTCGTATTCATCGTCTCCAAATCTCAGTGCTAGATCTGTGGTAAGCATCTTTGGCTTTACAAGAACACCTGGAAGGTGGGCATGTGGTGCCATATCTTCTTCATCACAATCTAGTGGTTCCCATTGCACTGCTCCTGCGGGGCTTTCAGACTTCATCCACTGATACTTATAAATAAGTCTCAGGTAGTCATTATCCCATTTAATTGGATTCGGGGTCCAGGTTACCTCAAGACCAGAAGAGATCGTATCTTCTGAGTGCCCCTTGCCCTGGGAGTTTGCCCATCCAAGTCCGACAGCCGCTGGATCCTGAACGGCCTCTGGCTCTGGACCGACCTGTGCAGCATCACCAGCACCGTGAGTTTTGCCGAAGGCGTGGCCACCAGCAATTAGAGCTACAGTCTCTTCATCATTCATTGCCATGCGAGCAAATGTAGTTCGAATATCAGCAGCAGATGCCTTAAAGTCTGGGTTGCCATCTGGGCCTTCTGGGTTTACGTATATAAGCCCCATTTGTACAGCAGCCAGTGGGTCTTCTAGGGTGTCAGCTTCTCTAGACTCATGGTATCTCTTGCTTGCTAGCCACTCAGTTTCCGTGCCCCAGTAGGTGTTGTCTGGCTCCCAAACATCTTCTCGGCCTCCCGCAAACCCCCAAGTTTTAAAGCCCATGTCTTCAAGGGCAACATTACCTGCAAGAATCATCAAGTCTGCCCAGGAAAGTTTACGCCCATATTTCTTCTTAACTGGCCACAATAGGCGACGAGCTTTGTCAAGATTTACGTTATCTGGCCAAGAGTTTAGCGGTGCGAAACGCTGCAAGCCTTCTCCGCCACCGCCTCGGCCATCCTGCACTCGGTAAGTTCCTGCAGAGTGCCATGCCATGCGGATAAAGAATGGTCCATAGTGACCAAAATCTGCGGGCCACCATGGCTGGGAGTCCTTCATTACATCAACAATATCTTTCTTAACTTCATCTAAATCTAACGTAGAGAATTCCCTTGCATAGTTAAATGAGGTATCCATTGGATTACTCTTTGGAGAGTTGTGTAGTAGCGGTTCCAGGGAGGTTACTTCTGGCCACCAATCATTATTTGAGGTTCCTGCAGAATTCATTGGTTTTGTATCTGCAACAGATGAAACATGATCAACTGGACACTTTGCTTCTTCAGTCATTATTTATTTTCTTTCTCTTCAAGTAGTTTTTCGATTACTTTTTCGGCTACCATTTCTGCAAATTTTTCTTGCTGCAACTTGGTATCAAACAATTCTGGAATTCCCATTTTTTCCTATCTCTAGATATTAATTATATCACAGGTAGTCCGTACGGGGATCGAACCCGTGATCTTCTGCGTGAAAGGCAGACGAGATAACCGCTACTCCAACGGACCTAGAGTAAAAAGTTTACCATAGCATACTTAGTTCCGCAAGTAACTTTTTTTGCAGAGTGGGCATACGTCCAATTAGAGGGAAACAAAAGGTATGTGTTTGGCCTTGGCTTAATGGTTAAATCAAAATGTTTAAAGTAAAGCTGCCCATCACAGTAGTCATCATTAAAATAGTAAACTCCAGATAAGGTTCTTCTGGAATCTGGAACATCATCTATATGGTTAGCAAAATGATGGCCTTTTTCATACTTTAAAAACTGAAGCCACTCTCTTTCATAAAATACTGTGTCAACCACATAATAATCTAAATAATCTTTTTCGCATTCTTCAATTGCATCTACAAACCGATTCCTCCAAAAAAGCATTTCTTGATTCTGAATTTCTTCACGAGTTGGAAGAAAGAAAACTTCTACTAGCCTTTCCATTTCGTGTCCATCTTTTTTAAGATATCTTGATGGTGCAGCTATGCCTGGTTCCCACAACGAACCGTTATTCAAAACATTGATAAAGCCCATAGGACTATCTACAACATTCTCATATTGAACTATTCCTGGAGCTAATATTTGTTTTTCCATGCGACCTGGATGGGACTTGAACCCACGACCCCCACCGTGACAGGGTGGTGCTCTAACCAACTGAGCTACCAGGCCAAAGCTCCCCCTCGTGGATTCGAACCACGAACCTTAGAGTTAACAGCTCTCTGCTCTGCCGTTGAGCTAAGGGGGAAGGCGGTTACTGATGAATAAATTTGACTACGTGGCAGCAGGGATCTCCGCCGTCTTCCCACTCTGCCTCTTCTTCTGGTGTCATGTATGCGTCACCATCATGAGTAAAGCAAAATGTAGGCGTAATCCAGCCTTCGTCAATTCCGTGCTGAATCCACTGATGCACGTTGTCGAATTCCATTGACATAGCAACCTCTTTTCTATGTCAATTATACATTAAGAATGAGTGCAGTGCAAGTGTTAAGACTATTCTTCTGAGGCCCTTCTAAATGCCGCCTCAATTTCTGCATCAGACAAATAGCCGTCGTTTACGTAGCCACGTGCCAAATCTTCTAAAACATTTGCAACGCCCAGGATGCCCGCTAGCAGTACAGTTTCAATAACATCTAGGCCAATAAGTGCACCACCACCAATTACGGCAAATGCATTAAGTGCAAAAGTAGCTAAAATTCTTTTAAATATTCGCCAAAGCTTTCTCATAGTTATATCTCCAATGCATGCGAGTGCATGCTAATATAATTATAACTATACTATTTAACTACTAAAAATCCCAGTCATCATCGGTTGTGGCCTCGTGCTTACCAATTACGTAAGACGATCCAGAGCCTGAGAAGAAGTCATGGTTCTCGTCTGCATTAGGGGACAGTGCAGCAAGAATTGCAGGACTTACTTCAGAAATTTCTTTTGGAAACAGCGGGTCAAAGCCTAGGTTCATCAGGGCCTTGTTGCCGTTGTAGTGCAGGAACTTCTTAACATCTTCAGTTAGCCCTAGCTCATCATAAAGATCTCTGGTGTACCTAACCTCATTGTCATACAAGTCCATTAAGAATCTATATGCCCAGTCTCTAATTTCGTTTTGGCTTGTCCAGTCAAGCTGGTTATATGCCTTCTGGAACTTATACCCGATATAGTAGCCGTGCACCGCTTCGTCTCTAATAATTAGTCTAATTAGATCAGCAGTGTTTGTTAGCTTTGCCCTAGAAGAAAGCCACATGGGCCAGTAGAATCCACTGTAAAACAAGAATGACTCTAGGAATGTAGAGGCAATCTTACGCTTTAGTGGGTCATTGCCCCTATAGTATCCTAAAACAATGTCTGCTTTCTTCTGTAAATATTCGTTATCTTCTGACCAGCGGAATGCCTCTTCAATTTCTTCTGTAGAAGTAAGTGTTGAAAAGACGCTGGAGTAGCTCTTTGCGTGGACGGACTCCATGAAGGCGATGTTGGTGATTACAGCTTCTTCATGCTGAGTTCTGGCATCTGGGATCAGGCTCATGGCTCCAACGGTTCCCTGAATGGTGTCGAGCATGGTTAATCCAGTAAAGACACGCATGGTGAGTAGCTTCTCATTGTCTCTTAGCGTAGACCAGGACTGTATATCGTTAGACAGTGGGACTTTTTCTGGCAGCCAAAAATTTTGAGTTAGACGATTCCAAACGTCTAGATCAATTGGGTCTTCAATTTTGTTCCAGTTTACTGGTCTTGTTATAGCTGACATGATACGCATCCCTCCATTTCTGTTCCTTCTAGTGCATTCTGTCTAATGCGAATATAATAAATAGTTTTAATACCCTTTTTCCAGGCATAGATTTGTGCCCTGTTTACGTCACGTGTAGTTGCAGTATCCTTAAAAAATAGGGTTAGTGACATGCCCTGGTCAATGTGCTGCTGTGCAGCTGCATAGATATCAATAATTTTTTCAGGACCAATCTCGTAAGCATCAGTAAAATACTCACGGTTGTCGTTAGTTAAGTATGGTGCTGGATAATAAACACGGCCCATTAGACCCTCTTTACGAATCTCAATCTGAGAAGCAATTGGGTGAATTGAACTTGTGCTGTGGTTAATGTAGCTAATTGATCCTGTTGGTGGCACAGCCTGCAGGTTCTGGTTGTAAAGTCCGTGGTCCTTTACAAAATCTCTTAGCTCTTTCCACTCCCTCTTGGTGGGAACACCAATTTTGGCTTCCTTAAATAGCTTACGTACCTTGTCAGTTTTAGGTACCCATTCCTCATTAATGTACTTATCAAAGAACTCCCCCGTAGCATACGTGGAATTTTCGAAGCCCTCAAAGGCCTGGCCCCTATCCTTTGCAAGGTGAGCGGACGCACGGAGTGCGTGGTAGAGTACGGTGAGGAAATAGATATTCGTGAAGTCGAGTGATTCTTCGTCTCCATAGTGCATTTTCTCCTTTCCAAAATAGCCATGCAAATTCATTTGCCCTAGCCCAATGGCACGGGACTTTTTGTTGCCTTCAGCAACAGACATTACTGAATCAATATAAGATAATTCAGATACAGCGGTAAGAGACTTAATTGCAACCTCTACAGTCTTGGCAAAGTTTGGCGACTCCATTGCTTTAGCAATATTTAAAGAGCCAAGGTTGCAAGATATATCCTTACCAATCTTTTTATAACTCATGTCATTCTTATATGTGGTTGGGGTGTTCACCTGCAGAATCTCGGAGCAGAGGTTTGACATGTTGATGCGGCCCTGGATCGGGTTTGCATTGTTGACCGTGTCCTCATACATCACGTATGGGTAGCCAGACTCGAACTGCAGCTCAGCAATTCTTTGTAGCAAGTCACGTGCTTTAACTTTTGACTTGGTAATACGTGGATCGTCCACCATTTCTTGATATAGCTCTGTTATGGAAATATCTGACATGGGCTTTCCATAGACTCTCTCAACGTCGTATGGGGAGAACAGGTACATGTCCTCGTTCTCTTTAGCAAGTTGCATTGTGATATCTGGAATAACTACACCGATAGACAGGGTTTTAATTCTAATCTTCTCATCAGCATTCTCACGCTTGGTGTCTAGGAACCTCATGATGTCTGGGTGGTGAGCGTTTAGGTAGACGGCTCCTGCACCCTGACGAGCTCCTAGCTGGTTTGCATAGGAGAAACTGTCCTCCAAAAGCTTCATCACAGGGATGATGCCTGAAGACTGGTTCTTAATCTTTTTAATTGGTGCTCCTAGCTCACGTAGGTTGGTTAGGTTAAGCCCTACTCCACCTCCACGCTTTGACAGCTGCAAAGATGATGCTACTGCACGAGCAATAGACTCCATGTTATCTTCGACACGAAGGAGGAAGCAAGAAACAAACTCGCCACGCTGCTTCTTGCCTGCATTTAAAAAGGTTGGTGTCGCAGGTTGGAAGCGACCAGTAATAATTTCATCAATAATTTCTTGAGCAAACTTTTTGTCACCACGGGCTAGCAGTAATGCATTCATTACGACACGGTCTTCGAATCTTTCTAGGTACCTGTCGCCAGCAAAGTTTTTGAGTGCATACTGGGTATAAAACTTATAGGCACCCACGAAGGTCGGGAATCTAAACTTATATGAGTAGGCATGCTTAAACAAATCTTTTAGATCTTCTGGAGAGTATTGCTGCAATACCTCTTTATCGTAATATTCTTCTTCAGCTAGGTACTCTATCTTTTCTTCGATGCTGTGAAAAAACACAGTATTTTGATTTACGTGGTCTAGGAAGTATGCCTTTGCAGCGTCCTTATCCTTGTCAAACTGAATTTTATTATTGCTATCATAAATGTTTAGCATTGCATTAAGCTCATGGTAGCTTAGCTTATTCTCCATATAATATTTCCAACCTTTTCTTTACTAGTTCTACATCTTCGGGTGTCCCCGTGATCTCTACCCTGGCAATAATGGGTACGCCAGTTTTAGCAGAAATCATATCTGCTGCCTTGCAGTAATGTTCGCCAAAGTTTGTATTGCCAGTGCCTATAACACCACGCAACAAATCCCTATTGGCAGGATTATTAAGAAAAACCCTTACAGGTTTTGGAATGGCTGGTCCTTCTGCTCCGCCGCCGTAGGTCGGAACAACCAGTATATAGTCCCTAGCCACGCAAAAGTCCCTAGCATCGCTAGCACGAACTGGAATACGAATTCCATTATCAGTCACCTTCTCTACAAATCGTTTTGTGTTTTCCGAATAATTTGAATAGTAGACCAGGGATATTGGCGAAGACACTTTACCTCGCTCCCTAGATTAAATCAAATTGTGATAGATAGTCCTCTACCTCTTTTTTGTCGAGCTTATATTCTATCACGTTTTTTGAATTTTGTAAATCGTCAGTTTTGGGCCTATCTCTAAAGGTATGGATTTCAACTTCTTCATTGTTGTTGCGTGGAGTGTTAGCAATAGCACCATACACAGCACCACACACAGCGTCTGCAAGGTCTTTAGACTTTTTACGTGGGTGATCTACCTTGTTCTCACGAATAATTTTTAGCTCTGTAAGTTCTTCAAACAATAAGTCGATGGCTGGCATTGCAAGTCGCTCTTCATAAATAAGCATTGCCATGTCTTCATAATGCTTTTTTGCAACAGAAACAGTTTCAGTTCTCATTCCAATAGCCTTTAGCTCATTCTGAATGTCAAATGATTGCCAGCGGTCAAAGCTTACACGTCCAATGTTAAACCCAAGCCTGCGTAGGTTTTGTATCCACTGCTTTACCTCTGACAAATCAACGGGCCCCTCTACTCTTGGCTCCCACCAGGCAACAGCATCTACAACCACTATGGGGGCAATCTGCTCATAGTCCTTTACAACCTGTATGTTGACCCACTTTTCTACGTGAGCAATTGCAACGGCACACTTGTCATGTTTTTGTGCAAGGTCAGCGTGCACGTAATAAGTCTTTTCTGGGTCTGGCACAAAAGTTTCTTCAAATCTTCTAAAGCTATCTAAAGGATTTCGAAGTGTCATTGCTGCACGAACTTTTTCTTGCTGTTTAAAGAATGCATCAGATGCAAAGGTTGGAACGCATGCAAAGCGTTGCATGGCATCTCCTAGGTCTGTGTAAAATGCCAGCTTGAAATCATCAATCTTGCGTGTCGGATTTACTACCCACGTTGGTCTTTTAAGTGCAAACACTCCTGGATATTTATAGCTTACAATTGTTTCTTCGTCCCAGTTAATTGTAAGAGAGTTACTCTGTGCATCTGCTGGCAAGTCTGGATTCATTACAAAAGTATGAGACTTTGTAACCACTTCTTTTTCTGCTATAACAGCATCATATCTTTGTGAAATAAAGTCTCCAGGATAGCGTGGGAAAGATAGTAGGGCAACCTTGCCCAGATCTGGAAAGCGGGAGTCTACTGATGCCCTAAAGGCTTTGTATATATTATCTGCAGTCTTACCCTGGTCATTACCCGTGCCAACTTCGTTAGCAAATCCAGAAATCTCATCCAGAACGGCCAGTATAAGGTTAAGGCCCTCATGGGACTCTCGCTCAGAGTGACCTGAATATACCGTGATGCTTTTATCAAATTCAATACTCTCAGCTTTAGCATAAAATCTTCCAGCAAACCACGGCGATTTTTCAATCTTTGTCTTAAAACCTTTAAAGAAAACGTTCTTGGCCTGCTGAGCATTAATGGCAACATTAATAATATCAATAGCATCTCCGCTAGGTTTACCAAAATAACGAGCAGGGTCTTTAAGGCAAAGTAGCTTATAAACGATAAAGGCACAAGCCACAGTTGACGTAAAATCTTTACCACTTCCCTTTCCTAGTTGAAGAATTATTTCATTCTTAGTATACTTTTTATAATACCTGGTGCCTTCTTCAGTACCCAACAAATCAATTAAGTCTTCTTGACGATATATTTGACTCATTGCCTCTACAATGTCATACTGTATCTGAGATAGCGGAGGCTGACCCAAATAATCTTCGCCCTCTACAAAAGTCTTAGCGTCAACTGGCACTTCTTCAAACGCATCAGATTTAAGTGCATCTAAAAAATCATCAAACATTATTCAGCAACCACCGTAATTGTTTCACCCTGCTTCATTGCAGAAGATAGCCTATTCATAATCTTATCACGAATCTCAGGATGCTCAGCTGCAATATCTTTTAAAATTGCAATTAAAATTTCTTGTCGGTTTTCGATTTCAACCATCTCTTCTGCCAGCTCTTTGTTCTCCAGCAGTCCTGCTTTTTGAAGCATATCAATACGTCTAGACTCAAGGTCCATGACTAGCTTAATGGCACCAGACTTAGCATTAAGGTTTGCTGACATTGTTGCTTCATCAATAACCTCATAAGCTTTTTCGATAAGCTTTGAATAGTGGGTGTCTGCAACCACCAGTGCTTCTTTGGCACGGGCACGAATAGCTGCATTGTCTGCAGCCATCTCTTTCCACTCATTTAAATAAGAGACAACCTTTTGTCTTGGAATAGACAGCTCTTTAGATATCTTAGTAGCATCACTGCCTTTAAGATATTCTCCTACGACCAGGTTTACTTGATCTAGGTGATTAACTAGGTCCTGTTCCGTTGACACGTGTTGCCCTCTTTCCTCGTTTTGGCACTCGCTTAATACGATCTTGCTTGAATGAACGGAATACTGAGGGAACTCCCTTGATAATCTCAAAGCAGTCTACCCAGTCAGCACCAGTAAGTGTATTGGTTGTAACGCCCATAAACTTAAACCTAGCACCCCATTCACCATGCACTTTAATTATATCACCTTGCTGCACTGGAAAACCGTCAATTTCCATATATGGCTCAGTTACAAAATAGCTTGGCTTTACTACTGCCCTTTTTCTTCTACCCATTTCTCTCCTTAGCAATTTTTAATAGAACAAGGTATCCAATTAAATCGTCAATATCATTGTCTCCAGGGTATTCCATGCCCCTGGCAAAACGAGAAAGCTTGTCATCAATACGAACTAGCAGCTGCTCAATAGCATTTGACTTTGAAAAAATGCGTACGGGGTCTAGTGCTGAATCTCCGTATGCTACGTTCTTTTCTTGCAGCATAACGCTAATGTCTTTGCATACCCTAGCAATATCATTCTGCGTTGTTAACAACTGTCGGCTCTGCCTTTCTTGCGTAGCATCGGTTACAGGTCGTATATGTTAGCCCAGTATATGGGCAGGAAGCAACAGAAGTGTCTGTGTGCTTACAGCCAAGTGCTTTAGCCCGTGCCCTGGCTACTTTAAATAAGTGTTTAATAATTTTCATTTATCGTTTCGATTTCTTAAATCCAAATTTAGCAAGGTATACATATATTGTTTCTACGCTAGTTCCGCACTCTTTTGCAATCTCCTGCGGAGTCTTACGATCAATAATATATCTTTTACCTAGCCATGTTTTATTTGTATATAGTTTAGCAGAAAATGAAGTCATTGTCAATACCCTCCTAAGTATGATGAATTATGTAATGCCCTATGGCTATGGCATCTGCAATATCATTATCGTCAATACTAACATCATAGTTAATATTGACAAACTTAATTGTTCTCTGTTTTCTAAATTCTCTTTCATAATTTTTATACCAAGAGGCCGACTTGTCTGGGTACTCTTTACGGATTTCTAGCTTTTCTGATTTAGTCAGTGCCTTGTTTCCAATTCCGTTCTGCCAGGTTATGGGTGGCACCCCCAAACAATTTTTAATTTTAGCAGACGATAGCCCCGCCATGATTGCACCCTGAACCATAGATAGCTCTGACATGGTCTTTGGGCTATTCATAAAAACAGCTCTTTCCATTACTGCAGTGTGTATCCAGTCATGCTCAAACTCTCCTAAAATTAGGTTGTTTATATTTGAAATTTTTTCGTATATTGTTTGTCCGCCAAAGCTTATTTTTCCGTATCTCTCTAAATCTTCTCCATCAAAGATTGCATAGGCAAGATTGTTTGTGCTAGCATCTATGGAACAAAGCCTAGCCATCTTTGCTCATTCTACGAATGTCTCTTAATGCACCCTTAACATCTGGTGGATTGACAATACATTTTACGCACAAATCTTCGTCATTGTATACGGACAGCTTGCTGTCACAGTTTTTGCAAGTCTTAGGCTTTTTGTGTTGCTGCTTTCTTCTATTGGCGATATATCTATCAGCAATTTTTTCTTTAGTAGCCTCTTCTCGGCACCCTGTTGAACAATATATTTGATAAGAAACTTCTGTATCAAACTGTGTATCGCACCACTTACAATATTTGGTTTTCATCTATCGGCTCCAAGGAATTAATCTTTGTCTCTCCCTTGCCAGCCTCATCGCAAACCGCCCGAATTGGACAGGTTTTGCAGATCTTGGAATTAGACCTATAGTTCTTTTCTGGAAGCTTTTTGTCCTCCCAGGCCTTGCGAACTGTCTTCATCCAGTCAAATGTCTGGTTTACCCACTTGATATAATAATCGCTAGCTTCTACTGGAATAACTAGTAGATCATGATTATTTTTATTTTCATAAATAAGAACTGCCTTAGTCTTATTAAGAATTCTCATATAAATTAGTAGCTGAATTAGGTGACCAGTTTTTGGTTTGCCCACCCTCTGTCGATACTCAAAGCCCTCCATGGGCATAGTCTTAATTTCTCCGAGCAAGTCTTCGCCTGCCCAATCAAGAATTACATCGCCAAAGCCAAAGATTGGTGGGTCCTCCCACGTAACTTTAAACTCAGAGTCTTTAAGAATGCCTGCATCTTCCATGGCTTGCTGAATACGCTCATGTGACTTGGTACCAGATGTCATGTTAGCACCGCCATAAGCATCTGCGTTATCCGTAAAGTCGGCTCCCTCAAATGCTAAATACCAGTATCTGGGGCACTCGCCATGGGAAAATGCTATTGTGCTAGGGGCAAAAGTTTTCTTTGTTTGGAACTTGGTCCCACGCTTGGCAACATACCCATAATTAATTTTGTCTATTAGCTCTTGGGTATTTAAAAAAGACTTCTTTTGCTGAGCAGAGTCTGCCTTTAGCATTACTTGCTGTAGTAAATTTTTAGCCATCATGTCTTAACGAGTTATATACTTTAGAGCTGCAACAAGGTCATTGACTGCTTCTGCTGTTGTAAAGTATATATTTTTCTTCGCCCGATCTCCCTTTTCTACATTGACCATCCAGGTTGCCCTTAGTGACATCTTAGCTGCAATAGCCTGTAGCCTAACAATTTCAAGTGTTGCTACCTGAATTGGAATATCTGGCTTTAAGATTAGCTTGGCAATGGTGGTGAGTGCCTGGGTTAGCTCTTCATCTTGCATGAAGTCCGCTATCTCAGACAGCCCATTAATTTTATCTATTGTACTTGTTTCTTGTTCCACCATTATATTATACCACGAACTCAGACTCTATAATTTTTTGCTTCTCTGTGCTTGTCACATTACCCTTGCCAACAAACCATGGAAGCAGCTCATAATACAAATCAATCAAAAGGTTAACGTCCTGTACTTGATACTTCTTCATTTCCTTCCAGGCTTTGTCATCGCCGTCCATACACTTTAGCCACAGGCTAAACCCAGAGTGCTTTACCTTTGCACCTACCCCGAGTCGCTGGGCAACATAGTCAAGCTTGTTTGATGGAAAAGCAAAGTTTGCTTTTGTTATAGACATAAGATCTAGGTCCTTTACTGGAGAAGGTGGCTGCATGCCATTCTCTAGAAATTCTCTGTTGATGTGCTTGTGGTCAAACGCTGCAGAGTTCCACCCCACCAAAACATCAGCTTCGTCCATAAGCCTGTGAAGCTCTTCTAGCATTGCCTTCTTTCCATCATGATGTACTGACTTAAAGATTACTTGCTTTTTGCCTAGCCACCTTGCACCAAAGCATAGCATCTCTGTCGGCTCAATGATCTGATCAATAGTGACATTCTGATCCCAGAGTCCCCAGACATACGCTTTAATTGGTGTTGTTTCAATATCTAGCATTAGTATTTTTTTCATTTTGATTCCTCAATAAGCTGCTCTAATAGAGAGAACTCTATAATTGCAAGCCTTGTCTTCCTGATTCCTTCTCCCAGAACAACCACGATTGCGGGGTCATTCTTATTTTTCATTGCATCGGTTACGGCCTTTGCCCAGTTGTCCTGGTTTACAGTGAAGCCTTTTGGATACTCCTTAAAGTCAACGGTAAAGTTTTCCCAAGTGGCATCGCCTTTCTTGGTATTACGACCAGAGTTTTTATGTTGTCTAGCTCCAATTCGTTTACTTTCCGCTTTCTCGCTCATAATCTTTCTTTTTCTTTTTCTTTACGTCCAAGCTAACTTTGGTAAGGTGCTTTTGACTGCACACCCACGTTAACTCTTTTGCTTCTATATAGTGCCTTAATGATTTTACCACTTCCTTGCACGTGTGGCAAGGAAATTTTCCTGGATGAACCTCATACTTATTGCTCATTTAATAGCCCAACTAGCTTATCTCGATACTCTTTATTTTCTTTTACATACTTTACAAAAGCATCACGGCCCTGAATCTTTTCGCCATTTTCTAGCTTGTACCAAGCACCCGTACGCTCTACGAGTCCTAGCATTTCTGAGGTATCTACAAGATCTCCTACCGAGTCTATTCCGACATGGTCTCCCTTAAAGTAAAAGTCATACTCAGAAGTCTCTCCTGGAGCAGATGTTTTAGAGTTTGTAACTTCCCACCTAACACGCCTACCCACCTTTTGTTCAATAAGCTTGTCTCCTATCTTTATCTTGCCCTTGATGGCTTGACCATCAGAGTTAGAAGAAAATAATTTAACAATTGTTGAAGACATAAATTGGGTAGAGTTTCCTCCCGTTGGCATTGGCTGTGTGTACATTGCCTGAATATTATTTCTAGACTGAGAGATTGCTACAACAAGTGCAGGCTTGTCCCTATTATTGGCCCAATTAATCATTAGCCATGCATGGGATAGGTCCTTAGATGTCGCACCAATCTGCTTAGTATTTTCTAGTGCCTTTAGCTCATCAGAGTCTTTCTCAAAAAACACTGCTGGCAAAAGAGAGCTAATACTATCTATCACAATCATATCTACTCCAGCATTGATTAGTGCAATTACAACATTAGTCATGTCATTAATACTGCGAGCTTCTGAATAGATAAGCTGTTCTGCATTTACCCCCAACTTTTTTGCCCACTCTTCGTCATACGACATTTCAGCATCAATCCAGGCACATAGCTTTCCTTCTTTTTGTGCCATAGCAACTGTTTGAAGGCAAAGAGATGACTTGGCAGATGCCTTGCTACCCCACAACAGAACTAGCCTGCCGTATGGAAAGCCCCCTCCTAGTGCACGATTTAGGCCTGCACTGGGTGTTGGTTGGAACTCTGTTGAAATTCCGATTGCTGGCTGGACTTTTGCCCTTATCTTAGGGTCTAGCAAAGCCATTGCTTGTTCAATTGTTGTCAATTACATCCTCCAATATGACCGTTCCGTCTTTTGTTTTACCTAGGCTTAGGTTGTATGCCTTGCCCTCTTTAATTTTCATATATGCCTTTGGAAATGCTGTGGGAAATACTGTTATTGAGTGTAGCTCCCTGGCAACATCTGCCACAGTCATTGATGCCATTTTCTTCCCAGCCTTTGTTGTGCGTGACTTAAAAGATACAACAAAAAGCTCATCTTCTTTATACGGCAAGCTCTTGTAGTTTAGATATCGAACCAATGCCGAATCTGCCTTGCTTATCTCGTCTGCAGGGACATAATGCACAATGCGATTATCAGTAGCCAGTAACAGGTACGTACGGCCTGGCTCAATCTCAGTTTGCTCTTCATCAAATATTCCTATGCTTCCAGTTTTGTCAAGAACTTCTACTCGTGACCATCCCTTGCCACGCTTAATGCTTTTGACCATTCCCATTAAGATAAAAGATCCTTTTTCTTCAAACTCTTCCACATCATTAATAAATGCATAATAGTGCGGTGGAACAGAGACATTAAACTCTGGAAGGTTTAAAAACTCATAAAGGTTAGTCCTTACTTCATCATCGTTCCTAGGGTTATCTTCAAAAGTTGCTGCACCAGTTACCCTCAATGCTTGCAATGATCTTGTGTTTACTCCGCTACCCTTTTGCATAGTAAACTCTTCTAGCTCTTTGTATGACTTAAATGGACGCTTTGCCAAGAACTTGCTGGCAACATTATCTGAAATGTACTTAATGCCAGTAAGTCCAAACCGAATGCCCTTGCCTTCAATCTTAAAGTCTGCATCAGAATCATTTACGTGTGGCAGCTTAATAGAAATGCCCATACGCTTGGCCTCAATCAAATACTCGGTGCGTGCGTCCTTATCTTTTTCATTCTTAAGGATAGAATATATAAACTCAAGTGGATAGTATGTCTTTAGCCATGCCGTCCAATACGAGAGCGTAGAGTACGCCACAGCGTGAGACTTATTAAACGAATACCCAGCATGGGCCTCAAAATCAGACCATAAATCCCTTGCGAAATTAGGAGTGAGATACCTTGAAGCACCTTCAACAAACTTTTCTCTAAATTGATCGAACTCTTTTGCATCCTTCTTCTTTCCAATAATCTTACGAACCTTGTCAGCCTCTGCCATTGTCATACCGCCAAGGTTTACACAGGCTTGCATAACCTGCTCCTGGTACAAAATACACCCATAAGTTTCTGAAGTAAATTCTTTCATAACTTGATGGTGATAGCCGATATTCTGCTTGCCCTGTTTACGAAGAATATAGTCCTTACCAATAGTATTCATTGCACCTGGGCGAACTAGTGCATTGGAAGCTGCAAGTTCTGCAAAATTCTTTACCCCCATCTTGACAAGTAGGTTGGTATAAGGCGTTGCTTCACACTGAAAAACACCCTTTGTAAAGCCGTCAGAGAGCATCTGGTAGACTTTTGGGTCCTCCATGTCTATAGATAGTAGGTTAATTTTCTTATAGTGTCTTTGCTCAATAATATCTAAAGTGTCTCTTAAAACTGATAGTGTTTTAAGGCCTAGTGCATCAATCTTAATAAGACCGATACGCTCTGCCTCTTCCATGTCTACCCCTACTACTGGGATTCTTTCTTTTGTACCTGGAGCCGTACGAGTTTCCATGGGAGCATACCTAAAAATAGGATGCTTAGAGGTAACAACACCAGCAGCATGTATGCCAGTCCCACGAATACGCCCACGCAGTTGATCGCCATATTTTTCAATCTCTGGATATTTTTCTCTAAACCACGCTGCTTGTTTTGATGTACAGTAGTCATCCCAAGTGTCCACCACCTTCATTACTTTGTTAACATCCGTTAATGGGATATGTAGAACACGTGCAATATCACGAACAACACCCTTGTCTTTAAACTGCAAGAATGTTGCAATCGATGCTACGTGCTTATATTGTCTAACCAGATAATCTTTTACTTCATCACGACGGGAGTCTTGAATGTCTGTATCAATATCTGGAAAATCATTACGCTCTGGATTAATAAAACGGAAGAATAGTAGTCCGTGCTTAATTGGATCAATGTCGGTAATCTCTAGTGCATAGCAAAGCAAGGAGCCAGCAGCTGAGCCACGGCCAGGACCTACAATAATTCCCTCTTTCTTTGCCCAGGCAATCATAGAGCGAACAACCAAAAAGTATGGGCCAAAGTTTTTGTCTTTAATTACTTCAAGCTCTTCGTCTAGCCTAGCCACATACTCATCACTAAGGACTCCACGTTTTTCTAAACCAGCCATGGCTAGCTCCCTAAGTTCTGCATCAGGATTTTGATATTGTACTGGTAGCAGATCTAGGTGATCCTTAATCCCGTAGTCTTCAATCTTGTCTGAGACTTCATGAGTTGCTAGGTACATGTCTTCTCTGTCAATGCCTTGTGCTTTCATTGCACTATGCATTTCTTCATCTGAAAGCAAGTGAATGTCAAAATTAGCAAATGAAATCTGCCTTTCTCCGTAGAGATAGTTAAGCTTATCCATGAGGTTGTCATACTTTAAAGACTTCTCATAGGTAGCACTCTTTTCCACCTTATTGGCATAAGAGTTAAGGATGAGCTTAAGTTCTTGAATTTCTTTTTGACTGGTATCAGAGTGGTGGCAGTCTGGAGTAACAATTGGAGTTACACCGTACTTATCTGCCAGCTCTAGTAGCTGCTTGTTTACTTCTGGTGGGTTGTGTGGCATTACTTCAATGTAATAGTCCTCACCAAATACCCGCTTGTGCCACTCAATAATTCTCTTGGCCTCTGCCAACTCTTCGGCCTCAATAGCCTTTGCTAGGGCACCAGAGAGGCACCCAGATAGGACTATAAGCCCCTCTGAGTACTTCTCTAGCACCTCGTAGTCAAAGCGTGGCTTTTTGAAGAACCCTTCAGTCCACGCAATTTCGTTGAGCTTGTTAAGATTTTCTAGACCTGTTTGATTTTTTGCAATAACAATAATGTGATTATATACAAGGTCTAGTAGGCCGTCACGAACATCTGGTGCACGCTGATCTTTTCTATCCGTTGTAATGTATCCCTCAATACCAAGAATTGGTTTAATGCCCTTTTCTTTGGCGATACGATAGAACTCTCTGTGCCCAGAAAGTGATCCGTGGTCCGTAATTGCAAGAGACTTCATGCCCAGTTCTTGGGCACGAGTCAAATACTCTTCAGGTGTGGCAATGCCATCAAATAAAGAGTAGTGCGTGTGGACGTGAAGGCCGTTATAGCTCAACCTATCTCCTACCAGTCAAGATTTGAAGAAGTGACTGATGGAGCATCAAAGCCGAGGTAGAATGCCTCTTGCTCTGCGTATGGAATCTTGTTTAGTGCAGACTCCAATGGGAATGGCTCAATTCCATCCCATGTGAACGGCTCCTTGTCTGGAGCTGTTGGAATTAGAGTATAGTTGGTCTCAGTTCCCTGGCCATTTCGCTTTAGCTTCCATGTAACATTAGAAATGCTTCCAGTATCTAGAGCATACTCACGAATTGTATTGAATACAGACTGCTTGCTTACACCCATTGACCAGATGGCAACGTAGGGATCTTCAAGGCCGTCATCAACAAGAACGTTGCAGTAGAAGCGAAGCTTTGACTTCCAGCCAGAGTTTGCCTTTGGGTCCTTGCGGTACATCTCCTCAGCAAAGTCACGGCCATCGGTATCCATTGTATCTACAGCCTTACGCTTGTAGTCCTTTGGGTTCGAGTGCTCCTTTACTACAAGTGCGAGACCTCGATTGTCAGCATAGCTAGCACTATCTTCGTCTAGCTCTTCAATAAAGCGAATCTTGACAGACTGACCGTCTGCAAGCTTTAGCCAACGAACTCGTGGCTTGTTTTCATCATATCTTGGCTTATCAAGTAGTGCATTGATATTCTTTAGCCCTTTAATTACACTCATTTTTTTCTCCTGTTTTTTGGTTTTTTATTTTAGCATAGACATTATGGAGTTGTCAAATGATGGTTTAAGATTTTTAATATCTTCATCGCTCATGTCTCCGATGTCTTTGTATCGCTGGTCCAATTGTACCACAGATACCCTTGAACGTAAAGATTCAAGGATCTTATTTTTCATGTTACCGCCCGCATCATCATTGTCTGCAACTACGATAACACTATTAAAATATTTTTTCAGCAGCTCTATTTGCTTGTTCGACACGTTTGCCCCCAGAGTAGCAACTGCTGGTATGCCACATTGATCTAGACGAATAGCATCAAACGATGACTCTACAATGTAGACACTATCTTCTGACTTGATCCTGTGCAAATTAAAAAGTATTTTAGCTTTTGGTAGGCCTGGAGTATTCTTAAATACCTTGCCCTCAATAGACCTGCCAACAAAGCCTACCAGGGTGCCGTCAGGTGCATGCACTGGAACAGTTACCATTTGTTGCTTTTCTGAGAATCCTAGCTTAAATTTAGACATAGACTCTTTAGTAATTTTACGGCCTGCAAAATAATCTATAGCAGTTTCTGAAGCAGAAGCCTGAGACGCAAGCCTGCTAACCATTTCTTGGTCAAATGCCTTATACTCTGGCTCTTCAACAAGCTTTTTATTAAGCTGTTCTACTAGGCTATCTTTTGACTCTTTACTTTTAATAAGTCTGGCTGCTTCAAAGTATGACCTACCCGACACGTGCATAACAAGCTCTATAAGTGTTGAAGTAACGTGACAGGAAAAGCAAAATAGCATACCCGTTTCTTTATTTACTTCAGCTGCTGGTGTTCTGTGATTGCTGTGGAATGGGCAGAAAATTAAATAGTCAGCATCTAGCTCTTGGGATATCTCGATACCCGAAGCGGTAAGGACTCGTTCGACTTGTCGGTCTGTGAAGAAATCACGTCCGTTCCGTCTATTCCTATTATCCATTCTGCTCTCTTCTTTCCCACATAAGTTCCATAAACACTAAGCTCAAAGCTAAAGCTATTAGACTCACTATTATAGCTGATAGTAAAGTCTGGGTCAATGTCTAATCTCGGCACATAACCCGATAGCTTCATCTCTATGCCAAGAATTCTCTTGTATTCTTCGTGGAGCCTTCCAATTTTGGAATCGTCCTGAATAATACCGTCTAGAGAAAATCTCTTGATTGCCTTGTGATGTATGGTGTTCATACAGTAAATTATAACTAATTATCTTCATAATCCTTGTACTTATACCATCCTTTATCAAAATCTACCTGGACCAAGAACTCTCCCATAAAGCCATTGCGGTTTTTCCTAAAAACACACTCTATAATGTCTGAGTTTGGTGCACGTCCCAGGGCCATTACCCAGTCAGCATCGTAGGCAATCTGCCTAGACCATGCGGTTTGGCCAAGGGTTGGCACGGTATCTAGCTTGGTAACATCATCTGGTGTTGCTGATGAGATGGCCATGATTGGCACCTCTTCAGAAATAGCCATAAGCTTGAGCTCACGAGATAGGTTCTTCATACGCACCGTCTCGTTATCGGACTTCTGGTTTGGAGACATCAGCTGTAGGTAGTCAACAATTACGAAATCTGGGCTGTATTGATCAATCTTTCCCCTCAATACAGACGGGGTAATATCTCCTCCAGTATCGTTTGAAATAATGTGGAACTCTGGCTTGCCAGCAAGCTTACTGGCATGCCACTTTTTCAAATCATCTACATCTACTTGCCCAGAGCTTAGCTTTCTGTGTGACCATAGGCCTTCACCCATAATAGTAAAGACACGATTACGAACCTCTGTCTCGCTCATTTCAAGGCTAATTACTAGTGGCGACTTGCCTTGCTTCCAGGCCTGCACTGCAAAATATAGAGATAGCCAAGACTTTCCAATGCCTGGGTATGCAAGAAAAACTCCTAGCTGGCCTGGCTGAATGCCTGCTGGCAGGTAATTATCAAATCCTGGTAGGCCTGTCTTAATTCCAGTTATGCCAGTTTCAGCTAGTCTTTGCTGCTCCTGATAATAGGCAACGGCAGATTCAAGATCTGTGACATCAATATCCCTAATAACAGCAGTGTTTTTCTTAAGCTCTGAAGTTTGGGTAATTAAGGTTTCCAGAACCTTGGCACCTTCTCCTACCTGGACTTCTGAGGCAGCACTCATAAGGATAGACTTAAGGCTAGAGTTTAGGTATTCTGCCTGTAGCTCATCAAGGTGATACTTGGTAGAACCAGTATTTTCTATAACCTCAAAGTCTCTAAACTTTTCAAGCACCAGAGAGGTTGGCGGAACTGTGCCATTGTTGTCAAAATATTTTCTAATAAATTCCCAGACATCGCCGTGGGTTGCCATTAAATTATCTGCGTTAGCTTGTAGCATAACGTGCACTTGCTTGTCATTTAAGACTGCAGATATTAACTTAGATTCTGTGCTACTCATACCCTACCCCACTTTACTTTTAGCCAAACTCTCTCATGAATGTAGTATAACACAAAATTGATTGTGTTAGAAACTATGGTGAGAGAAGTTGCAAAGGTCAGACTTGATGTCATTGCATACCCTACGCCAAAGGTGCTAATAACAGCAAGCACCCTCCACGTAATAGACTTGGCCCATGATCGTCTCTTTTTAATTTTCACTCAACCACTTCCTTGCCTGCTCACGTCTCTCTTTTCTTTCTTTTAAATCTTGCCTATACTGTTCTTGACGGTCAATAATATCCTGGGCATAGTTAGCAAAATACTTCCAGTTTGGGCTAGGGGATACGTCAAAGTAATATTGTAGTAGGTCGTAGCAGACTTGTAGACCATATGAGTCTACTAGGGCATCTGCTGCCCACTGTTCTACATTAAGATTGAGCTGAGGCTTTGCCTCATACTTAATAGCATGAAGCTTACTGTACCGACTTAGCAAAGCAAACCGCTCTTTGCGGTCTGCCACTACTTAGCCTCTAGCTCGCCCGAAGCCTCTTTTACCTTTTCTGCAAGCTTTTCTTCTACAAAAGCATATACACGATCAAAGGCTTCGGTAATGTTTTCGCCTTCACGCTTATTGTCTGCAATCTCTAGGTCCACCCTAAGTGATTGGAAATTGCCAAGATTTAGCGTATAGCCAAGTCCGACCTTGACTCTTGTATCTTCGTTATTCATACCCATTCTTTCTGTTAAATAGATTCAGACCATATTGGAATAAATCTACCATCTTCAGTTCTAGTATACGTTAGTATACCATCTCCCATTCTCCGTGTCAACTCTTGTGGAGAAGGAGTTATATCATTTGTGATTAGTCCATCTTTACGAGGCCTGCCCATATGATAGGTAGCTAGTATATCACGAATTTCTTTTACTTGCATCTCAGAATAATAACTTCTTACTTGCCATCCAGTAGATCCGCCTTTTTGACTACCTGTTGGATATGGGATTACACCACGCTTCATTAGTTGAGGCATATACTTCTTATGTCTATTAACTAAATCCGCTGTTTCTCCAACAGTGTACGCACGCTCCCTATTCTTTTTAAAATCCGAGACCAGGCAACTTTCAATTCTATCTTGAATAATATTATAAACAGACATAATTCCATTAGACCTATTAAGGTGATGAATGCGTACCAAATCTCCATTTAAAAACCATACCTTTTTATTGCCAGGGATGACGGGGGCATTGTTATATTCTTCACGACTCCTAAAGCCATTACGATTTGCCATGGTCCTTCCTATACTGGAATACCCACAACAATTAAATTAATAGCAACAGATACGTCACCACTTGCGTTAAACCTAACAGTGCCTTCAACCTTTGAGGTCGTTACCGTTTTAAGAATTACTGACACATTTCTACCTGCTGCCGTATTGCCAAAGTTTACTGGAGTTGCAGTTGCAATGGGTGCAAACTTAAATTCGGCAGGAAATTCATACGAAAAAGATTTTTCGTTACCTGCAGTCACTGTGCTGCCACTAGCGACTTCGATATAGCCACCAATGATTCTTGACTCTGAGGTTTTTACGCTTTGTTTTCCTGCACCAGATCCTGGTGTATCTACCGTTACATATTTGTAGGTAGACGGCGAAACCTGGCTAGAAAGATCGTTTAGGGCATTGGCAAGCGTGTATAGGTATGCCACGTCTAGTGGTTGACCACGTTCTGGTAAAGGTACTTTTGCCATGCTTATCTCCTATTATATTATATCAGAACTGTTTCTGAATATATCTCTAAAGTATTGCTTAGTGTTTTTGATGAACTAGCTATTTGAATTATTACTTCAATCTGCGTCGTCCCTTCATTTAAAAAAGAATAATTGTGTATTGAGGTTGTTCCGTGATAGGCTGGCGTAGCACTATCAAATCCTACAAAAACATCATAGTCTGGATATTGTGCCTCATCTCCCCATACAGCATTTGCTACGCCATCTGCATAGATTACGGATCCAGCGACTGTCTGTGGAGCATTTCCAGTAAGCGTTACAATTGGTGACCAGTGAGAGTATCTGTTTCTGTCTTCTGAAACAATTCTATATCTCACTAAATATCCATTGTCTGAATTAACTGGTGGCAAAGATTGCTTTAGCACCGTAGCTTTTTTAATTCCAGCGTCTGCCATTATGCCACATCCATGCTAAATCTAAACTCAATAAAGTTAGTGGTGTTTGATCTTTTAATAATAGTCTCATCATCGGCATTCTTAATAACCGAATATCCCGTTAGTCCATACAAAGGATTAACGTCTGTGATATTTTCAAACCTAGCAGCGTCTAGGCAAACATAAAACTGGTTAGAAGGCTGTCCTTGATAAGTAACAGATGTATATGCTTTTACAATATTTACGGAGTTCCAGGAAAAGCCAGCACTCTTGTATAAATCTTGAAGCTGTCTAGTTACTACGACATATCTATTTGAAGAAAAGTCGTGCTCGTCAGACTCTGTGCCATTGTCTAGATTAATTTCAAGTCTTGCAAACTCTCCTGCCCCAAAAACATCTTCAGAGGCAAACTCCAGCAGTAGCTTAACGTTTTCTGGCACTACTCCAGATGGTGCATCTCCGTCTTTATTAATAACAGAAAATGCTAGCTTAATTTGATCTGTCGGGGCGTTTCTATTAAAGTCTAGGGCTACTCCGTTTAGGTGAATATGATCTCCAGAATCTACAACTAAGTGTCCTCCCGAATCAAGGGACATTGTTGATGAGTCTCCCCTAAGTGCCACAATGTTATTTAAAAATCTGCAACGCTCGTATCTGCTTGCTCTGTCCTGATCAGTAAATACTCTGTTATCGGCATTTGTCTGAAATACTGGAGTATCTTCGCCACGGATAGCTTCGACATCAATAACGTTATCCTCAGCTGGATCAAGGGGCTCGTAAATTATAGGAATAGACGTTGCAGAAGTTGCAGAGTGATATTCCCAGTTTTCGTTTTGAGTAAATGCATAAATTGTCTTGCTATCATTTGTTCCCGCTGAAGGATTTGAGCCTGCCGAATATACACCAACTTCCGATATTTCGTATCTTTCTTCTGTTGGCAATTCTGCCGTTAATACAATTTTGGGGGTTCCATTTTCTGTAACGTATCCTCTTGAAATAATTGGAACTCGGAACATTTCAAAATCTAAAGTTTCTTTAGCTTGTATATTGGTAATTTCAGAAGGACTAAAAGTATAGTTAGATGCTACGGGCTTGGCTCCACAGCCTACCGCTATATAAGAAGCGTAAGCTGGGGCTTGACCAACTAGATATTTGGCCAATATATTTTTTCCTGTATTAGTGATCACCTGAGAACTCCTTAATATATTGTACCATCAAATAGCTCTCCTGTGTTAAGGATTTCAATTTCTACCTGCTCGTCTGGCTGAGCATTAATAATTTCAACAACCAAATTGCCATCATTATCTATGTAGACATTTTTCCCAGCTGGGCCGTTCCCTTCAATTGGCAAATAGTCTTCAAGTTTAATAGAAAAATTTGCAAAGAAAGAGTCAGAGGTATCTTGCAAAGGAACTATATTTTTAGAGTTATACTTGCTAAAAACATAAGCTAAATTTTTAATAGGTTGATAAATAATATTTTGTCCATTTATCGTATCATTACGAGCAATGTTAATTAATTCTTGGCCGCCGATGTCTTCAAATATAAGATCGGCCATAAGATCTACAGGAAGCTCTTCCCAATCAAATGTAATTATATCTGGGGTGGCAGGTTTAATGGCAGAAGAAATATCAACACTGCTAATTGATGGGGTGCTTGGAACTGAATTAATTGCCATTATTTTACCTCACTTAAATAAACTTCCATTGATGGGCCATCAGAATTTCTAAAGTAGCTAGTGGAATAAACAACAAATCGAGAATTTCCAGAAGACACCTGCCTTGCTCCCGTGCTATCCTCATACTCAAGCTCTACGATATCTCCTAGCTGTATTGTTGGGTTTGCAAATATTTGAAGTCCGACTGATTTTCTTGGCTTCATTACTTTTGATATAATCCAGCCCATGAGCTCTCTAGCCTCATCTTCAGTTTGAACATATGGCAAATCAAGGCTAAACTCACTAGAGCCATATGTTGCTCTGCTACTTTTAATATCTAGATACTCATTGTTAGATATCAGTGGGGAAACAATTTCTCCATTTGCAGTAATGGCTGGTCTAGAAAAATCTCCCCTATTTTGAAAATAATCGTCTACCGTCAATGTTTCTGGAGATTGCTGAGTAAATGTAATTCCCAAAATTCTTAGATAGTTTCCGCTGGACGCATCTAGACTTAAAACAGTATCTGTACAATTAAAAATTAAAAACTCTGCACCGTATGACCCAGCAATAAATCCTG